AGAAAGACGTAAAGCCAGTCCCTTGCTCACGATATGGATTTTCCCTGATTTGCCTAAGCAGGTCTAGCGCTTGATCCGCCGCCGAAATATCAGCCGGAGCCGAAAGCCTTTGCTCCGTTGTAATCTTCCCGCTTGCCGACCCGGCGCTTGTCTCAAATGCCTTTTCCTGCGGCCCAAAGAACTGCGCACCATCCGGCGACTGCACTTCTCGGAATGAACCGTCAGACATTGGAATGCCGTATCTGACATTCCCATTTCTGTCCCGGTACATGATCGGCGCATAGCTTTGCGCCTGCGGAGCGTTCACCGGCTCGGGATCAGGGAGATACTGCCGCTGCAAATACTCTTGGCCAATCTGCGGATACGCCTTAACAATCGGCTGCATTTCAGGCGGGAACATTTCAAGCGCCGCCGCCTGATCGGCTTCTTCCTGCCTGCGCCGTTCGGCTTCCTGCGCATCCTGATTAAGCCGGTAGCCAAGCAAGGCTTCATCCATGTACTGGTCACGCCCTTGGTTCATGCCAGCAAGCGCCGCCTGCCCTACATCGCCAAGGTTGTTAGACCCCATGAGCGCAAAGCCAGCATTGGCAACGCCATTCCATAGCGCCTGCTGCCGCATCTCGCGCGGATCAATGCCGAGAAGCGATGTCACTTCCGGCGAATACGGACTCTGAAAACCCAAAAGCCTGTTCATGTCTCACCTCAACCGAAAGGACGCCAGCCAAGACCGCCAGCCATGCCGAGAAGCCCAAGACCGCCACCGGCAACCTGTTGGAACATAGACGGCTGAGGCGTCTTGCTAGTCCCTATGACTGTCCCGCCATAGTTGCCGCCGATGTTATTCATGAACTGGCCAAGCTTGTTGTAGGGAAGCTCCTGGTAGAAGTCGAAGCGCGCCTTGGCATCGTTGATTTCATCCTGTGCCATTGCCTGCCGCTGCTGGCCAATCGCACCGAGAGCGCTAATGTCGGCATAGTCATTCTGTGCGAACATCGGAGCCATAGAAGCCGCCTGATCCATGCGGTTAAGCCCCTGCTGATACATGCTCGAAGCGTAAGGCGCGAATGCCTCAGTCAAGCCACGCGCGGCGCTGTCCGCCTGCATTCCGCTGCCGTACCGGCCCGAACCCATGAACTGCGAATTTACCGACGGTAACACCCGCTGTTGAATGTTCTGGAATACCTGACCTTCGTAGGGATCACCGGAATACTTGCCGCCCAGCACGTCACGCGCATAGCCTTCCGCCTGCCGCATGGTCTGGTTGCCGCCCATGGCCCTTGCCTTAGTCAAATCCATCGCCTGATTTTGTTCAGCGCTGAACGGCGCTACCGTAGAGCCGGGATAATATGTCGGGCTCGCCTGCTGATACAGCCGCGCCGCCTCATCCATTCCATATTTGATAAATGGAATCTGTTCCTTCCACGGAGAGGATTCCTGCTTGTTCTTAACTTCATTGGTTCCGCCGCCGCCCATGCTTAAAGCTCCTTTGTGAGCGCTATAGTCTTAATCTTGTATCCCTTGATGATCCGCTGCCAGCCGCGGCGGGCCGCCTCAATCACCATTGCATCACAGCCCTGCTCTTTCGCCCAAGCCTCAACCGTACTGAGATTGTGAAGCCAGTTATTCACTCCGCGCCCACCGGCAAGCCAGATATTGCAATATTTCCGGGCATCACGAGTATAGATTTCCGTAACACAAGCCGCCTCAATCTGCTTTGGCGTTGCGGCAATCCAAACCTGCGCCTTCCTATCCATGATATTGGAGAAAAGGCTTTGCGCAGTCTCGCCGCTTGTCATCGCTGGCTTCAAAAGCGGTTCGATCTCTTGCCAAAGCGCTCTTACTTGCTCCGGCATCAATCCGGTAAAGTCAACCTTCTCAGCCGATGACGGCATACCGGAATGACCTGTCAGCTTGCGCGTTGTTCGCATGTGTCACAATCGCAGAACCGTTGCTCATATTGGCATCGGTAATGAACATGGTTCCCGCCGCAATCTCTGCTGCTGCATTCGCAGTGCGCGGGTGCCACGCAATGACCGACTGCGGCGAAATGCGAATGTCTGATAGGGTTGAAGACGCCGCATTGGCCGTCAATGTGAACTCGCCTACGTTAGCGGTCTTTCCAAGCCTCAGTGCCTGCAAAGCCTCAAGAACGCGCCTCATGTAAGACGTGACATGCTCAAAGCTTGAAAGAGTCACCGGGGGCGGCAAATGAAGAAACGGCTGAATAGGCATCACTCACCGCCAAGCAGTTTTGACACTGGCCAATTCGGCGCTTCCTTGGCAAGATCGGCAAGTGTCTTCCCAAGAGCCGCCGCCCTGTCCTGTTCCGCCTTCAACGCTGCACTGGCTTTCGCTTTCATGCCCTGCAAATCATCCGGCGAATAAGGGAAAGCAGGATAGCCCTGCTTTGCAAGCTCCATGCGCCACCTGTCGAAAGCCTGCGCATTCGGCATCGTCAACGGTGTTTCAATGCCGGTCAGCTCATCAAGAAAGAAGTTCCATTCCTCAGAACTGGCTTCCCTCATTTGAGGGAACCACTCACCAAAAAATGGAACAATGTCTCTCCGGTCAATGTTCATTTGTAGGTCTTCTTATTGAACGGCGGGGGCATGATGTACGGAGGCGCAACCGGAGGCGTAAAAGCCCACGTCTGCGAATACTGAGGAAATGCCCACTGAATTTGCGGTTTTTCTTCTACAGGAGGGGCCATCTTTGCGGCAGCATTTTTGCTGCCAGAACCCCAAGGCATGATTTCATTCGGATCACGCCCATTCAAAAGAGCATTGTTGAACTGGTCCTGATAGACAGAAGTTATGCGGCCACTGTACTTTCCAGGCATGCCCATGGAATAGAACAGTGAGCCAAAACCATCGCCACCGGACGGCTTTTGGAACCCAAACGGCAAAAGGCCGCCAAAATCGCTTTTCTTCTTGGCCATGATCTTTACCCCTTACCAGCCACCACCACCGCCGCCACCAAAGCCGCCGCCTGATCCGTTTTTATTCCATCCGTAACCGCCCCAACCGTTATTCAGCCAGCCATCACCGCTTTGAATGTTGTTGACTCGGTTTGATGTAGACATTTTGTTCCCATCTTGCGGAACCCGGTCATAGAACATCTTATTTCCCGGTGCTGGCCGGTAAACAGGAGGATTGTTAGGAATGGCCGACTGTCCCGGCCATGGCCCCATGCTCGTGTATTGATAAGGCGCAAAGCCACCGCCAAAAAGGCCCGGTAGCATCGGCTTTGTCAGGCCCGAAAACGGATGTGGAGCAAGCGGCTGCCCCGGAGGAGGCGCACCAGCCGGTTGCGGCTGCTTATTCATGGCAGGCTTTGCCATGCCGCCCCCAGCCATTACAGGACGCCCGCTTAGGTCTTTGAGGTTGCCAAATGTCTGCTTGGACGGCCCCATCCCGAAACCCTGAGTTGGCTTTGCCATTGTTGCGAACCCTGAAGCCATCTTGCCGGGTCTTCCAACAGCCGTGTTGCCATGCCATGTCGTGCCCGTCTTCATGCCAAGCCTGCTATCGCGGGTTTGCGCCCGCTGGGAAGCTGTCATGCCATCGGCGCCCCGCTTGGCCCCGCCCCAGCCACCACCACCGCCGCCACCAGCACCACGGCTGCCGCTGCTTGAACCGCCGCCGCCACCAAAGCCGCCACCGCCGCTCATGCTGCCGCCCATTCCAGTGCGTCCACTATTTGACGTGTCACGAGGCATTATCGTTCTCCCATACTTGAGAATTTGACGTCATCAATCCCGCGCGCGAACTGCCATTGGCTGTTAGCCGGAATGGTGATTCGCGCCCGATGATACCGGCCATTGACCCGCGCATCACAAACGCCAAAGGCATTCGCCGGAGTTGAGGCCCCATAAGTCACTGACTGGCTGAGACTGTTGCGCTTGCCTACCACCATGGAAGGAACAACGTCCTGACCCTCCACCAATGGCTTTAGCGCCCGGAACAAGCTCCTACGTCCCGGCGTAAGCTGAAAATCGCCCGTTTCAATCGTCGCGGCTAACGGGGAGCCTGTAAACATTCCCTGTCTATTTGACGTGTCAAAAGCGCTGAGAAGCAAGCGCCCAGAACCGGCCCAAAACCGGCTATCCATCGGGAAAGGCAAACCGTCAATCGTGGCAGACACGGCGTTCATGCCGTCAATCGTATAAGTCGCCTGTGTCGCCGCCGTGTAGACAATCTGGTGCTGCTGGCTAACCCGTGACCACTGCCCGCTAATCCAGTTGTAGATTAGCAACTGATCCGCAATCCCGTTTCCGGTATTGGAGGCAAAGCCCACCACGTAAAGCTTGTTAATCGGATCAATCGCAGCGCTGATCCGGTAGAGGTAAGAGGCATCAATATTCTGCTCTAACCACCTATCGACCTTCTCCGAACCAATCGGCACAAGCTCCGCACCGCCGCGCAGCATGTAGAAACCATCATCGGAAAGGAAGAAGATCAAATTCTCGTAACTGGCAATCGACCCTTCGGCGCGGCACCCCAGAAAATTTGTGATCTTGTCAAACCGGAAGACCGTGGGAGGCCCTTCAAAGCTCATGCGCTGAATCGCGCGCTCTTGGAAAACCACGCCATATTCACCACCGACAAAGCCCATAATCGAGCCGCCTTCGGGGAAGTCCTGATAGTCGCTCAGTGTCGTGGCGCTCGCCACCCAATCCGCAATGTTGCCGATAGCAGACCACCGAATGCGGTTGTTCGCCGTGGCGTTCTTCGCCAGAATGCCGAACTCTCGAATGGTTCCCGCGAAAGCCGATTGCGGGGGAGAACCGCCAAGATTGGAAAAGTTGGTAGCGCTCGCCATGTTGAAGACCTGGGGCGCATCCGCTCCATTTGCCGCTATGAGAAAATCACCGAACTGCGCAAACGTCCATCGACCATCCGCCGCTGTTGAGTAAGCGCCACCTGTTATACGTGAAACATCTGTCCAAGCCAAGCCATTGGTATTTAGCCGGTAAAGCTTGGTTCCATCGCCGCAAAAGTTGAAGATAGTGCCATTCAAAGCCCGAACCGATACCGCGCCACGAACCGCGCCGGTAATTGCAGATGCAATGTTCGCAAATGCCGGGAACGGGCGGAAGCCAGACAGTGAGGGAATGACATTCAAGGCTTCTCTTGAAGACCCTGTTTCAAATGCCGCAGTGTCTGGCAACCATGGCGCGAAAGGGATCATCACATCCGCCTTGTATAGTCATAGCCATGACGGCCAAACGGCAAATCAGCCCGCAAATACTGCTGCGGCTCCCTGAGACGGTTTTCCTTCCTCACGCCATCATAAGCCTGCTTCTCGAACACCGCATATCTGGCCGCCATTTCATCGCTCAACAAGATATTGGCGCAAAGCCGCTTCTTAGCCGCCTGCCGGATCAATTCTTCACAATCGCTTGTCCATGCGTTGTCATCGCCATCAGCCGACAACTCAGCAAGCTTGTAGATGTAGCTAACCTTGATGCTCTGCACCGCATCAGGAATGGGATAGAGCCTAATCTGGTTCTGAAACCGGCTATACAGTCTAGGCGTCCCTGTCACGCTGCCATCTTGAACGTCTTCAATCGTTTCATTGGCCACGCCTTCAATGCTTCCAATCCCGTCAGTAAGAGGAATGCGCATCGAAGAAATGCGAACCATATTCGGAATGTCTGCCAGCGCCGCCGCACCGTAAAGCTCTTGCGCGGCCACCGTCGAAAATGTCGCCACCTTCTGGTTGAACCAGAAGCCATCCGCCTCATAGTCCTTAATTGAGTCCTTAATCGCGTTATTGATCTGCGCTGCGGTGATGTCACCGTCATTCGCAAGCTCATCCGCAATTCGGTTTCTCATGTCTAGATAAGTCGC